CCACGGGAATTGTCGCTGCTGGTGACATAGCGACCGGACTGCATCATGCCCCGGATCCGCTGGGCCAGAAGGGTACCATCACTGAAGCTAAAGACTGCCATGGTCGCGCAAATAGTGCGCGCATAGACAAGCCTAGCGAACATAGAGGTCTCTGAGAGGCCAGCGAGGCGGATGCGCATCCAAGCGCACTCCCGCAAGACCCAGTATTGGGTCACCCAGTCATAAGAGCGGACGTCGGCCTCAGCCAACTGTCCGGCCTCAAGGCGGGCGCGGAGGCGCTCAAAGAAGCGCTTATTGGTCTCGTCATCGAAACCAATGCCGGGGCAGGAGGGGCAATCCTCCCAGCTCTCGATCTCCGCCATATTCTGCTGGGAGGCATAATAGCGCTCAACCAGCTGGTCAATGACGGAAATGCTAGAGATGAGCCGAAAACGGCGTTCAGCCACCTTCTTCTCATCATGCGGTTCTTGTTTTATCATGAACCGCACAGGGTCACAGTATCCCTGGTCCACCAGCTCCTCGGCGGTCATGTTAAACAGATCGTCGGGGTTGCATGATGCCAGGCGCAGGATGCGCTCCGTGGCTGCTCCGATAACAAGATCAGGAGCAAGCTCCAGGAGCCGGTCGTTCCTCGGGGCCAGACACATGAGCGGCACACCCGGCGAACTCTCCTTCTTGAGGGCAGTTGTCAGGTTGCGCACGATCTCGTAAAATGCGTCATAGCCACGATGCAGTGCTGCCTCGCGGCCGTGTTGGCGCGCTCTAGGATAGAGCTTCACCAGACGGCGCGACACGCTCCGGAGCCCTAATGGCTCTGGGGCGTGGGTGCGGCGGGCTGCGTGTGCCGTGACGGACTCGCGCTCGGCCTTTGCTCCCCGCGGGGGGAACTGCCAGCGCTTGAGCTCGTCTTGGATTTCTTGGTCTTGGCACGAGAACGCTTCCGGGTCTTCGCTTTCGAGGAAGGCTGGACCTCGCTTGCGCTGGGTCCGCCCTCGTCCTGGGGCGGAGACTGTCTCTCCGCAGAACTGGAACCCTGGGGCGTGGAACTCGCCGTCACCGTAGAATCGATACTCTCCGATGTCTTTGAGTTCTTGCAGATGAGGCCCCCCGCAGTTGGGTTTGTCTGCTGGGGGCGGGACGGAAAATCCGAAGGGTTTCCGGTAGCGATGGTGATGGGAGCATCAGAGGCCACAGGCTTGCTCTCCAGCGTAACCGGAGGCACATAGGCCATAGGGCCGAGCTCTGGGTGATTCACGACGACGCGCCGAGCGTCATAGTCCTCAGGCCGAAGCCGGGAACCAGGACCATACTCGGCAGGGTTCAGCACGGGATCGCGGGTACCATTGTAGCCCCA